CGAGAGAGTTAGCGTGGGCTTGCCGACAAGGAAAGAGAGGGAAACCTTGCCAGTTTCTAAGCTACCAACCGAGATAAACGAGTTGCACGATGCAGTCCTACTCGGGGACTTTGCTAACGGCTCTGATGAGTGGCATGAGCTACGCAATCAACCTGGTGCAGTCGGTGGGTCAGACATCGCTGCTATTGCCGGACTCAGCACTTGGGAATCAGCCATAACAAAGTGGGCTAAAAAGACAGGTCAGATTCCTGATGAAGTAGAACCCAACATGAGCATGAAGCTCGGCACAAAACTTGAAGCACCTATCTTGGAACTGTTTGCCGATGAGCACCCTGAGTTGGAGATCTACGAAACAGGCACCTGGGCAAACAAGATGTACGACTGGGCAAGAGCAAACCTTGACGGACTTTACAAAGACGCTGACGGCAACTGGGGCATCATCGAGGTCAAGTTCAGCAGAGATTATTGGAGTGGTGTCCCACAGTCTTACCGAGCACAAGTGCTTTGGTACATGAAGGTGTTTGGCATTAGGCGAGCAAAGCTTGTTGCACTGGCTGGCTCTAGCTACATGGAGTTTGACATTGAGTGGGATGAGTTTGAGGCCAACACACTTTGGGAGTCTGCTCTTAGATTCCGGCAAGCTTGCCTTGATCTAAAGATGCCTGACTGGGATGGGTCTAACTCAACACTAGAAACTATTCGAGCACTCAGCCCTAACATCGAGGATGGCGAGGCTGACCTAGATGAGCTTGGGGTTCACTACTTCAACGCTGTCAATGACGCTGAGAAGGCTAACAAGCTAATGACAGACCTCAAGGCTAGAGTTATCAAAGCAATGGAAGGTAAGAAGCGAGGCATCATCTACGGCGAGCACCTGCTCAGTCTTAGATCGAGAGCCGGTGGAGCACCTTACTTGCACCACGAGAAGGGAAAGTAAATGGCACAGTTCAACCTAAATGATTACGAAACAGTCGAGCAACGCATCAAGCGTTTCTACAAGGACAACCCTGACGGCAGAATCATTACCGAGAACCAGACAACGCTGCAAGACCGACAGGTGAGCACCTGGGTAGTTATGGCAAGCGTGTATCTAAACAACGAAATCGACAAGCCCAAGGCAACAGGTCTAGCTTTTGAGGTTGATGGTCAAGGTATGGCAAACAAAACATCTGCACTAGAGAACGCAGAAACATCTGCAATCGGTAGAGCATTAGCTAACGCAGGATACTCAGGCAACAAGCGAGCCACACGCGAGGAGATGGCCAAGGTTGCAAGGGATAAGAAACCATCTGCAACTGCTAAAGACTGGCTTGCAATGGCAGCAGAATTAGGCAATGACCTTGATGGTTTACGCTTGCTATACAGCGAGGCCAAGACTGGTGGGGCTGATTCAGCAACGCTAGACAAGATCAAGGAAATTGCCAATGGACTATCAGGCTCAAAGGATTCTGCTTAGTTCCATACTCGAAGTGCAGGAGTGTCTGCAACAACAGTTTGACCGAGGTGAACTTGACCTTGTATCACAGCTATGGCAATTACAAAGAGAGAAAGCTAGAAGGCTAAGAGATGGAAATTATTACACCAGGCCACATAGTCCAGGAGCTACAACGCCTGACAAGCGAGATGGACAAGGGGGCTAATGCCCTTTATGACGCAGAGTGCAAGATGGCTGATGCCGATGCTGCTTATGACAAGGCAGTGTCTTTAGCCTTCCTAAACAACGAGGGCACTGTGGCAGACCGGCAAGCTGTTGCTAAGCTGCAAGCAGTAGAGGAAAAGCTAAAGGCTGACCTAGCCAAGGCCGAATACAACAGGGTCCGAACCAAGCTAAAAACCCTGTCAGACCAAGCCACAATGATGGCTGTTATCAGCAAAAATGTCGAAATACAGTGGAAACACGCCTAGCTGGTAGCCTACTTGGGTGATTGCCGAAACCTGCTCATGTGGGGCCAAGTTCAGGACCGATGAGCCTGAGCCACTCAAGCTTGTCCGAGAGTGGAGAAGGAAACACACTTGCCAGGAAGCTGCACCAGAGTTGCGTGACATCGAAACCACAAGCAGCATCGGCTTTAGTGCTGATTACAGAGGCACCGGACTAGATCTACCTGCTAAAAAATACGACCCTTGGGAAGATGATGAATAAAAAAAGCTTCCAAAAGTTTATAGATCGCGACAAGTGTTGCAGTCATTGTGGGACCACAGATGACACGCTTATCCCACAGCACCGAGCCAACAGAGGGATGGGTGGCAGTAGAGCCTTAGACAGACCTAGCAACATCATTGTGCTTTGCAGTGCTGCCAACTTTATGCTTGAGTCCAACGCTCGGTTTGCCGAGATGGGCAGGTTATTCGGCTGGAAGCTAGAGCGACACCAGGTTCCAGAGTTTACCCCTGTTTACATGGGTGACGGCTGGTGGCTGTTAGATAACGACTTCAACAGGACACCTGTGCCAAATAACGACATCGAATACTTTTAGGGTGCTAAGGTAAAAACATAACTAAATAAAAAGGCCCCCCTGAGATAACTCAGAAGGGCCGATACCAACAGATCAGGTGTTGGCATCACTCAATTATAGTGTGCCGACTCATTAGAGAAAGGCACATTTTATGTTTAACTGGGAAAATAAAAACCTCGCTGAGGTGCTGTCAATGTACGGCGGAAACATCTTCATGGCTGAGATGGATTACCAGGCTATGGGACTCGACAACGGCCAGTGGGTGATGCTGGTCAAAGAGGGCTACGATAACAGAGTCATTAGCCCAACTGTCATGATGCTGATGGCTGAGAGAGCAGCAGCAAGATGAGCATTGAAGCAGTATCCCTAGTCCTAAACAATTCCAGAGCTACCGGCAGAGCCAAGCTTGTGTTGTTGGGCATTGCTAATCACCTGGGAGATCATGGTGCTTGGCCTTCTATCTCGACTCTGGCAAGATACGCCAACGCCTCAGAGCGTTCGGTAAAGCGTGACATCCAAGAACTTGTCGAGCTCGGTGAGCTAAAAGTTGAGCTGCAAAACGCACCGACAAAGACCCAATACAAGACCAACCTTTACTGGATAACGATTAGCTCAGGGGTGACAGATTCAGCGTCAGGGGTGACAGACTGGGTAAGCAGGGGTGACAGCTCAGGTAAATCAGGGGTGACACCTGTTGGCACGCAAAACATAATATTAACCATCAAAGAACCATCACTTAAAAGCGACCTTGATTCTTTTGATACATTCTGGAATCTCTACCCTAAAAAGGTAGCCAAAGCTGATGCCCTAAAAGCATGGAAGCAAGTGCTAAAAAAGAAAACCGCTGATGAGATGATTGCCCTAACCAAAGCGTATTCGGAAAGTAAGCTACCCGACATGACCTACATTCCATACCCAGCATCCTGGCTGAACAAAGGACTCTACGAAGCAGTGGAGAACGATAAACCTGCACCGGCAAGCAAACCTATCTTTGGCAGAATCAAGTGAGTGAGTTCGAGCAGTTAGTCATCGGCTCTGTCCTGCTGACCAACGGCAAGGCACTCGATGACCTAACGCTCACAGGCAAGGACTTTGACGATCTCGGACACGAGAAAATCTACACAACAATGCTTGAGATGAAGCAAGCTCGCCAGCCGATAGATGTCATCACAGTCGGGGCAATGCTGCCTAAGCTTGCCAGCTACCTGCACGACTGCATCACAGCAACCCCAACTGCTGCATCTGTCAGCTACTACGCCGAGCGAGTCATCGAGGAAGTCACCAGGCGAAAGCTTGCTCATGCCGGTCAAGTAATAAACATGAAAGCCCAGCACGAGGACTTGGCAACAGTTATAGATCAAGCCAAGAAGGAAATTGACAACCTAAGTGATCGCAACACAGCAAGCCGACCAAGCTATGTCAGCGATGAACTTATCCCTTACCTTGACGAGATAGACAAGCCAAAGAACTATCCACTCAGCCCTTGGAAAGACCTCAACGACATCCTTGGGGGATTCCGACCAGGTGCCCTTTACATCATCGGTGCCCGACCAGGTATCGGTAAGACCATCGTTGGCTTGCAGATTGCTTGGGAACTATCAAAGCAAGGGCCAGTTAGCTTTCACAGCCTTGAGATGGGCAAGTCAGAACTCTACAACCGAATCATCTCGATGGAAGCTGAGGTTTACATTGGCAACATTGAAAAGGGCACACTCAAAGACATTGACTGGGACAAGATTGCAAGAGCTAAGGAAAAGATAACAAGCCATCAGCTTGCCATCCATGACAAGTCAGGACAGAACCTTTTGCAGATTAGGGCAATGGCAAACGGAGTCAAAGCTAACGGCCAGCTCCGAGCAATCGTTGTTGACTACCTTGGCTTGATTCAGGACACAGAAAAGGGCCGAAAGAGATACGAGATGATTACCGACATCTCCATCGGGCTAA